AATTTTATTTAATATTTTTTAAAAATATTTTTAAAAATTTTTTAATTTTAATTACTTATTATATTTTAATCACTTATCTTAAAGTTATGTTATTTATATTATTTTTATTAAAAAATTCTAAATCTGTCTGATATGCTTTATCAGACATTGCTGTTGACTTATCTTTTAATTTTATATCAAGAGTTTTAAATATTCTATATAATTTATCTCTAGACCCAAAATTAAATTTTTCAATTACTTGACCTAACGTTTTTCTTTCGTCATAATAGAACTTTTCAATTTGAGTTTTCAAGCTGTAATCTATCATATAATTCGCCTATTGTTATTTCTTCGCTATCAATATTTATATATGTGTTTCTATCAAGCGATTCAAACTCTTGTGCGAATTGTCTAGCGGAAGTATTTCTTATTGTAGCTTCTTTCCAAGCTTCATCCCTACCAGGAACTCTAGACCAATGAATATCTACAGCACAATAGTCACTTTTTTTGTTTACCGCATCAGTCCACATTTTATAATATAGATTCATACCTCTTGGAGTAGAAACTATAATAATTTTTGTAGTTTTACCTGAAGAAATAACTGGATATGTTGAAGTAAAGAATTCTTCAGCTAAGTTATTATGAACGTGTGCAAATTCGTCCATGAATACTAGGTTGAAAGATCCTCCACGTATGGAACTAGCAGCAGTTGATGCTGCTAATAATTTTGAACCATTTTCTAATTCTACACTACCTTTATTCCAAACAACTACACCTTGTTGTAGCCACATAGGAAGATTTTCGTAAGCTAATTGGTATCTTGAAAGAATATCAACTGCTAATGCTTTTTTATTTGCTGTTATAGCTATACTATAATTTTCAGAGAACAAAGATAACCATAACAAATAACCAACTGAAGTTGTTGTATTATGTGATAGAATATCATTAGAATAAAATCTATGATCTTCTGAATCAACAGTAATATCATACATCTCTTCTTCATAACCTAAATCTTTTAAGTCAATTACTAAATCAATTCCTCGTTTAGTCTGAATTTTTGTTTTTCCTGGTATAATATCTTTAACAAATACCTCATTAAAATCTGAATCAAATACTATATGATCATCAGCACATTCTAATATTAACCCAGATTTTGTTATTAATCTATAAACTTTATAAGGAATAGTTTTATGTATAGCAGATACTGGCTGCCAACCAGTATCTGTTTCTATTTCCCAATCATTTATATCGAATGATTCTGTAAATTTTCTTTCTATTGTGTTAGAAATTGTGTGCATTGTTCAACTATTTCCTTTTCTCTTTTTAAGAAATCTCTTTCTTTAATTCTTAAAAGTTCGTAATTTCCTATCTTATATAATGAATTTTTAAATTCGTCTCTTTGTTGATTCCCACGTTTTTCTCCGTGCCAATAATCCCCATCAAATTCTATAACTTTATTTCTAAATAAAAAATCCGGTTTTATGGTATTATTATCTATTTTTATATTTTTTTCGCCGTTATGTTCTGCGAAAAAAATTTCTTTGTGTAATTTCTTACTTATATTTTGTAAAATTAAGAAAAATAATTTTTGTGAAATTTTGCTATAATTATTTTTTGTGAAATTATTTAACCATTTTTCTTGTCTATCTCCCCAAATTTTAGTTCCTTCTTCCTCTCCATATTTCTCGATACATTTCTTCAATGAGAATGTTGATTGTCTTTCTGCTAATAATAATTCAGCTTCTTCAACATTACCATTTGTTTTCTTTAACCAATATTGAATTGTAGTAGTATCATTATCGTTATCGGCTCTAGTTTTCGCTGCTCGTTGGACTAATTCTTCTCTATCAATTTCGTCCGCATAAATAAAATTTTCAGAAAATGGGGAAAATTTACCTCCATGCTGATATCCAGGATTATTTTCTCCCTTTAATCTATCTTTTTGAGCTTGTCCTTTTATTGAATCAACATTAAATCGTTTCTTGTATTCTTTTGGTTGTAAATTGTGAAGATTAATTAAATGCGTGCCTAAATCTCCAGCTCTATACCCACAAATTTTACATTCAGTCCAATTGTAAGAATTTTCTTCAGTATATTTTTTATGAGATTCTTCAACACAACATTGTAAACAGGATTTAATATAAACTGTGTTATGTTTTTCACAAAAATGCTTACCTTCTTTCTTACATGAAGAACAAATATTACTATTTAATCCTTTTGTTCTATGAAATTTTTCTCCACAACAATCACAATTTGTAAAATATCTTGTTTTTAGTGATTCGTCGGTTTCTAATTCAATAATATATGTTATTCTTTTAGATATATTAAAATTTTCTGGGACTAATTCTGATACAAACTTAATAATATCTTGTTTATGTTTTTTGTATAAAGGGTGGTTAGCTCTGTTATTTTTTGGAGTTTCTTTGTCGATAGTTTTGCAAATTTCAAAAATGTTCATATTAAACCTTTTATTAAGTTAGTAAAATTATATTCTAACTTAACGACCTTTAAATATCAAGCAGTTTCTTTAATTTTTTCAAAAAAATCACCGATAGAAATTTGTAAAACTTCACCCGTTTTTTTGTTTTTTACGTAAGTCATTGATTTATAAGATAAACATTTTCCAGATTGTCGCCCAATTCTGACAATAGTAAATCTATTTTCATGGAAAGCTCTGACCATTTCTTCTTGATAATCGTGCATATCAAAAAGAATGATGCCTTGATCAAGAGAAATAATTTTTACATAATTTCTAATAAAATAGATTGGATCCTCAGAACATTTTATATATTCTTCAAGTTGTTCTTGAGTAAATTCGTATTGTATTCCTGGTCTTTTTAGAGATATATTATCTCTGTAATATTCTTTTTCACTCATTATTCAAGTTCCCTCATTTTTAATTCTTTCATAGAACGAAGTAATTCTGTAGTTGATCCTACAAACACTGCATTTTTAATATTTGTAGTTCCAGATTCTTTTTGTCCAGTAATATTTCGCATTTCTTTTTGTATTGCTAGTAATTCTTTAGAATTTTCTACTAATTGTTTCATTAGATTACCTGCAACTTCAAAATCCCTAGCTTTTTCGGTTTGTCTAGCTATTGACAACATATCATCAACTGCTTCCATTCCTTTTTGTAAGATATTATTAATATTATCTCTAGCTGTTTCGTAATCTTGATTTAGATCATGAGATAAAACAGATTTAACATCTATTTCTGGCGGTAGTATTTCTTGATATTCGACAATTTCAGTCGATTCATCTTTGGGTTGTTGAATATCAAAAATAGCGTTCATTCTTTTTTCAAACTGAGACATAGTTATGCTGTATAGTCGTTTATTATAATATTATAGTCGTATGGGCCAGTTACTGGATAAGTATTTGGAACAGGAGTTATGATTGATTCTAGAGCTAAATATTGATTTGGAACGGTATCTATGATATAATTTACATTTTTAAGAACATTATATATTTTATTATTAGATTTAAAAGTTCCTTTAACATCAATTAATTGTAATAATCCTGTATTAGCATTAAATTTCTCTACAGTTGCTTTTGCTGTAGCTCTTTCAAAAGAAATACCTTGGAACACATAATCTCCAGGAACAAGAATACCTGATCCATTAGAAACATAAAAATCTTGCCTAGACGTTGGTATATAGATATTGGTTTCTGCTTGAAGAATAGGAACAACATATCTTGGCGGTGGAAAAATATAGCTTCTAGCTACAAAGTTAAGAGTTCTAAATACAGATCTAACTGGACTTTCAAAAATGCCTGTTGAATCTTCATCTTGAGATTCACCTTGAAAAGTGAATGGTATATTTTTAGAAATTCCAGCTTCAGGAACAAAATTTACTTTCAAATTATAATCTGGATAGAAAAACGGTAATACATATTCTAAAATTTGATTTGCATCTTCTATATTTCTAGTATATAAAACCCATTCAAAATTAAAATTATATGGTGTAGGAGAATTGACGTATGCTGCTCCTGAACCTGAACATCCAAGCATTTTATTTGCTTGGCTCATTCTTCTTGATGCGTCGTATTGAATATCAATCAGACCATATTCAATACGAGGAAGAGTTATTTGAACTTTTTCATCTACAGATTCTAATCTTTTAATATATTTTTCTTTATTGCCATAAACAATAGGAACTTTAATTCTTTCTATTTCATTACCAGAATTATCGTATCTTATAAAAGGAATATCTTTAAATAAACTAGCAAAAGCTACAACTGTTTTTCTTATGGATTGTAATCTACTATTTAATTCTGGTGCGTTTTGTGGAGGAAACATTTATTATCCTTAATAATATGTTAGGCTACCAAATGGATTTAATTCAGATGGTTCTATAAAATCCATAACTTCATCTGCAATAGGATCATTATCTAAGAAAGGTCTATCATCAGAAGTTGATAATTGATAAGTAGCATTACTTGATGCTCCAACTAAAGTCAAAACAGAAGTATTGGAGAATTTACCGTTTACATTTATTACTGTAATTATACTATTACTTGAATCCCAATAAACAACTTCTGCTTTTGCAATATAACTGTTTGCATTTCCTTGATAAACTGTTTCTCCTACAGAATAATTACCTAACCCGTTAAATACATCTAAGACAGTTTTTTCTGCATTATCTATTTCAGCAATATCTATTTCAGCAATACCAGTATCAATATTTTCATTATTGTATTTAAACGGTTCAAGAGATAATTCATAATAGAACGCAGCAGTTCTAGCTAATGTATAAAGGTCTTTTGAGCTATTTACAAATTTTATTTCAAATAATTCTCCATTATCTCTTAAAAATGGGATAAAAATTAAATCTCCTTCTCTTGGTTTTGGAAATTTATTTAATGTTTGTTTTTTAAATTCTTTTACAGAAAATTGTACTTTTGTGTGATTTCTTACTTCTAAACCAAATTTAGAAAAGAAATCTTGATCTTCGCCATAATTTCCATCATGAATAAGATAAGTATCTAATTTATAAGATTCAGTAAATCGTTTATCTGGGTCATCACCAAATATTTTATCATAATCAATGCTATTTGTATTTGGGATATAATAAGCAGAAAAGCCTTGCAAATATATTGCTTCGTGGTACAGCGAAGCAAATAGAGTAGATTCTACTGCTTTACCGTTTGATTGATTTTGAAAATATTTTGATGGCATAAATTAACCCATCATAAAATCAGCTGGTAGAGAATATTTATCCATTACTTCATTTTCAAGAATACTTATTTCCTGTACAGCTTCTTGGTAAATACTTTCTCCGTTTAAGGTTAGTCCACCTGGAAGTTGGAAATTTTGGAATTTTCTCATATTTTCACCCCATTGTTTTCTTAATAGCGCAGTAGCATATTTTTTTAGCCACATATCATTATATACGCTAGAAAAAGTTTCTGGGTCTATAGCTTGATAACCTTCAGCAACTACAGTCATAGTAGCAGGAGCTTGCCTACTTCCCCAAGCCCAATCTACATATAATCTATGCATATGTCTTTGAAATCTGATAGGAATTTCTCCTGTAAACATTAGTTCTAGATTTCTAAGATGTTGCATTGTAATGTTAAAATTGGTATATGATGTGGAAGTAAAATCATATAACTCATGTAACCTTAGTTGGTATCTAAGGTCAAACATATTACTTTTGGTAATAGTATCATTTAATGGAAAAATTCTTGTAATACCGAAAATACTCTTATCAATGTTAAAATATTTTTGTTGAATATCTTGTTCAGTTATTTCATGTTTCCAATAAGTTAACATACTAGCATCAAAATGATAGTCCTGATAATATTGTAAGGCATCATCAATTCTATCTTCAATTTGGTCTTGATCTATATTTATTTCTATTACTGGCGCGCCTAATCTTCTTAAACAATAATCAATTAATTCATCCCTGGATGTTACTTCAGCCATAAAATTACTTCCTAAATTTTATTTTGTTATTCAACTATTTATATAATCTAACAATATTTGTTTAGCTTTTTCTAATGGAGTTTTCCAACAACGAGGTTTAGATTGTTCAATGACTGTAAAATTATCACCATACCATGGAGTTGAATTATCTGTTCTGGTTGATTCCCAGGTATAATATTTTGCAATCGGAACTAATACAATAGTTTTTTTACCCATTGCTCCAGCAGCGTGAACTAAACTGGTGCAACTAGAAATTATAATATCCATTTGATCTATATAATCTAATGTATCATCCCAATCTTTAATTTTATCTTTTAAACTGATAGTTCCTGGATACTCTTTATCTAAATCAAAATAATACACAGAACAATTTTCAGGAACAATAGACAACATATCTTCTATTGGTATGGATCTATAAATATCTTGTTCAAAATACGGATTACCATTACATTTAATTCCTATTTTAAATTTTTTATCTGATAATTTATTCTTTTCTTGTTTTAATGGGAAAATATACGGTTCTCGCCATAATTGATTTTCGGATAAACCTAGATATCCAGGCAAACTCATTAAATGAGTCCATAGGTAATCTGGTTTAAATTCGTTATAGGTTGTGGTTACTTCAATACCATGGCGACGAAACAATTTTACTGTATCTGGTCGGAACATGCTCCAAGAAGAAAAGAAAATTGGATTCATACCTAGATCTTTTAAATTTTTGATGAATCTTATATTAATAAATTCATCACCAATTCCGCCTTCTCCATTTATAACAATGGTTTTTCCTGGTTGAGCAATCCCATCCCAAAATTTTAATTTTAATCGTTCTTCGAAAAGAGGATTTTTCTTTTTTCCGGCATTCATAAAACTAATAATACCTTTTGCGGTTTCCCCTTTCCTTAAAAGTTCCATAGACATCGAACTTTCTATTGTTTCTTTTATTTTAGTATCTGTAGTAGAATCTCTTAAAGCGTAAATTAATTCAGAAGCCTTTTGTTTTTCTCCTAATAGAGATAAATTAAATGCTTTATGAAGAAGAGTATCTGTATCATTAGGTTTAACTTGTAAGTTTAAATCAATATAAAACAACGCTTTTTCAGGATAATTTAGTGTGTTATAACATTGATACAAATTTTCTCTAGCATCAAATAATTGTTTTGATGTAGTTGCGCTTGAGTAAACAAAATGTGCGCATTTTAATCTTAGTTCATGATGTTGAGCAATCATAGCACATTCGCCAAGAGTATCATAATCTTCCATGGTTGTTGCTTGTTCAGCAAATATATCTAAGATTTCTTTTGCCTGAGGATACTTTTGTTTAGCTCTTAATTGTTCGATTATATACTTTAAACTTTTTCTATCAATCATTTTCTTTCACTACAATTAATTTCATTGCAATTTCCATTACACAGTTATTGTGTTCATGCATATACCGTTCTACTTCTTGTACAGGTTTATTAGTAAATACAGGAATATAACTAGGATCTGGTATATTTTCTACATCAACTAATTCAAAATCTACGTTATAATACTCTCCTAATTTTGACCATGCAGTTTTTTCGTGTAACTTATTGAATTTTTTACTTAATAAACTTAATCCAGTTGGAGTAATAGGTCTACGATGAGTTGGGTCAGCCAAAAACGAATCGTGTCTTGGATGAGGAACTTTTACATCAATTACAGCTCCATGAGCGCAAACTCTATAGAGTTCTTGCATTGTATGGAAAAACCCTTCACCTAAATGTTCAAAAATATGGTGAGCGATAACAGCAGTAACTGAATTATCTTCAAAGGGTAATTTTTCTTTTTCAATATTTACAACATAATCTGGGTTGCAAGCTGGATCGTAATCAATATTCACATATCCATCAAATTTTACATTTCCTGAACCGATTTGGATTTTCATTTATTCCTCACTAAATTTATTTTCAATTATTGGACTATGCGCTTGGCGACAATCAAATTGTCTACATGCTTTTGGTCTTATATCATATATAGTACATTGTTTATATGCATTAAGGTAAACGCAACCTCTTTCTGTCCTAGGAACAGCTATTACAGGTTTTTCTGGATCTCCTGAATTTAAGAATGTGTAGATATATTGACCAGATTTAAATTCTTCCTCAGTTAGATAGGGAGATAATCTTTCACAACATTCAGTGCATTTTACTGAATGACATGGAACATCTGAATCTGGAAGATCGCGTTCAATTGTTATCGCTTTAATTGTATAAGTTTTGTATTTCATGTTTAATATAATTTAAATCGTAATTAAAATCAGTTATAACAATATCAGGATTACCTTTTTCAAAAATCAAATCTGTATCTGGATAATTGCTTTTTACTTTAGTATCCATTAAAATTTTTATATCAAATTTATCTTGATATTCTTTATACGGGCAAATAAAATCAACAAGAACCTCTTTATAATTATCAGCTAAAGATAACATTCTTTCAGCTTGTCTAATTCTACCTTGTTCTGAGAAATCTTTATCATTAAATTTTTCTCTTACCATATCTCCATTGATAAAAGGTATATTTAAAATGTCTGATAAATTTTTAGTTAGATATGATTTTCCTGAACTGGAAATTCCATAAATTAATATTTTCATAATTTTACTTCCAGCAGGATTACTTCCAAAAACTAAGACCCTGAAATTCGTTCCATAAATCAGGAGGAAGAATCGGGTCTCTTTCAATAAATTTTACTTGTTTTCTTATTGTATGTAAACCTTGTATTCCTGCATCTTGATCATATTCATCAAAGGTAGTTTCTACATTAGAAAAATCGTGTTCAAAATAAGGTTCGTCAATAAAATTATATACCGCTCGCATAGCTTTTTCTGGATTTTTAGCTAAAAATTCATAATCAAGTAGGAATATGTTTCGTTTTTGTGGACCGGAAACGGCTTCCTTGAGAGAATCATATGCAAATCTAACTGTGTGTCCAGGACTCATTAGAGCATAAGATCTGGTATAAACTGTTTCTGCTTCTTGATCAGAATATAATTTTGATTGATTAAACGGATTTTGTTTAAACAATTTTTCAAAAGAATCAAGAACCCATGGAATGTCTCTGGTACAACAAATTAGTTTAGAATCTGGAAATGTTTGTTCTAATTGTGGTAGGAGATTAGTCCAACCTCGGTTAGTGTTAAAACAGATTTGTTGAGGAATATTTGAGTGATAAGTTTCTATTAGAGAACGGATTAATTCAATTCTTTTAGATTCAGGACATTGTAGATGATAACCTGGACCAGCAAAAGATTCAGTTATAACAGAACGAACAAATCTTGCTAGAGGATTTGATATTGTGGAATAAAAATTTGTATTTTGATTTAGAATTGCTGTAAGAAGAGTTGACCCTGATCTTGGTAGGCCAGAGATAAAATGATACTTTTTCATGATTTAACCTATACAAATAAAATTATATAGGTTAAATTAGATTAGATTGTTAGATCAGCTATTTCGAAGTTATGGTATTTTCCACAACTAACTTGTTTCCAATTAGTACCGCCAGCTACAGTGGTTACTGGACTTAATTTGCTAGTTGTATCGTTGGTTCCTAATTGACCATTTCTATTATTTCCCCAAGTCCAGAGTGTTCCGTCTGTCTTAATCGCTGCTGTGTGTCCATATCCACAAGCAACAGATTTCCAATTAGTACCGCCAGCTATAGTGGTTACTGGGCTAGAATAACCTGTTGTATTGTTGGTTCCTAAGTTTCCATAACCATTATACCCCCAAACCCAAAGGGTCCCATCTGTCTTAATCGCTGCTGAATGATTTGATCCGCAACTTACAGATTTCCAATTTGTACCTCCAGCTACAGTGGTTACTGGGCTTAATCTGCTTGCCGTATCATTAGTTCCTAATTGTCCGTAAAGATTAAATCCCCAAGTCCAGAGTGTTCCGTCGGTCTTGATAGCTGCTGTGTATCTGTATCCACAACTAACTTGTTTCCAATTAGTTCCTCCAGCTACAGTGGTTACTGG